GTCATTCGGACCGGCATCCTTAGTGGAGTCGATTCGGTGGTCCCGCGCATCAAACAAGGATCCTCGCAGTGTCGCAGTTGGGCAGTCAATGGGATGAGGGGGAATGGTTCGGAGGCGGACTGGTTGGTTGCTGCTTTCTCGGAGATGTCTTTCCTTTCGGATCGCGATCTCTGGTCTCAGCTTTCCTACCTGGGCCGCTCCCTCCCTGAGCCTTCGGTGCGTGTTGAAAAGGAGGCGCTCGCTGTTCATGCTGAGCGCTTGACTACTCCTTTTGCCACTCCGGCTGCTCATGTGGAGGGGTTCCGTTCCTTCTGCCAGCGCGTTGGAGAGAGGGTCGGTCGATCTAATCGTGAGAGGCTGCTGAAGGGATTTGGCTTGTGCGGGCGTGAGTTTACTGCTCTTCGTGGCGGTAACTCTGCCTGCCTTGGCTTCTCCCGACGGCAGGGTGGTCTCTCTCGGGCTTACTACAATCTGGCTCACCAGGACGTCCGGTTTAACCGGGCGCTCATGGAGACTAGACAGGTAGATGCCCTTGAGGACCACGTCTCTTCCGAACTCTTCGAGACTATCCGTACTGAGGTGGCACTTCGGTGTGCACTTCAGCGGGAGCTCTTGGAGTCGATCGCCTACCTCCCTCCTCGCGGTCAGCAAACTGGGCGTCCTCAGGGACCCGACACAACCGGCTTTTGGCGTCCGGGACACGAGCAGGCTCCCCTTCGGGGTAGAGTCTCCGTGGTCCGCGAACGTGGCTGGAAGTGCCGTATCGTTTCTAAGCACTCCAGGGCTGCCCTTGCTGTCGGTTTCGACTGGCAGCGGGTCCTGATTGAGTGTCTCGAAACGGTTCCTGAGTGCCATTCCGTTCTCAAGGGCCGTAAGCTGGATGCGATTCGTGAGGTTTTCTCGCGTCCCCTTCCGGTTGAGGCCCTTTCGGCTGATTTGACGGCGGCTTCTGACCTCCTTCCACACGACTTGATCATGTCGGGTTGGGAGGGGTTCCTTGAGGGTCTGGGAGTTTCTGAACAGCAGTTCGGTTTGTTCCGCGCTGTTGGGATGGCTCTCCTGGGCCCCCAGGAGCTTGAATACCCCGACGGGACTAGTATTACGTCCTGCCGCGGTGTTCTGATGGGGCTGCCGCTGACTTGGCCGATGCTCTCTCTCGTTCACCTTTATTGGCTTCGAGAGGCTGAGCTGAGTTCGGGATGGGGTCGCCGCGACTGGCCGTCTTCCATTTGTGGTGACGACTTGATCGCTGCGATCCCGCCTGACGTTGCTGATACCTATGAGAGGATTGCGGTGGAGTGTGGGGCGCAGTTTTCCGCTGGGAAGCATTTTAGAAGCTCCCGCGGTGGTGTTTTTGTTGAGGCGATCTTTTACCTCTCCGAAACACCTAACTACTCCCCTGAGGACGTCGGTTCTCGTGATTTGCGGCGGGTGCAGCTGTTGGGTGAGCATTTCCCAGGGGGCTTTAGGGTCCCCCGGGTGCAGC